CAGGAAGTTTGCCAGTGTTCGATCTCGCTGTCCCACATATCCTTCATTCGGCTTACTACCCGAATAGAGTCCTCCTTGTAGAGAGTGACTTGTTGACCAGTCCCGCCATACATCAATTGGTCTCCAAACACGTTGACGGTGGTATTTATTTTATATCTCATTGTTGTAAAACGAGTCTAGCTTGGCACAGGTAGGCTTCTGGATTAACAGAGAACCATCCTTTAATTTCAAGTTCTTGGGCGAAGAAATTAGTTTCGTTGACTTGGATTTCGCCTTCAATACCGATTTCCGGTACTGAGATTAAAATATAATTATTATTTGAGATAACTTTTGCCTTTGATAAGAGGTCGATCTCATATTGTTTTTTGATATCGACTCCGAGGTGCTTGGCTGACTTTGGCGTCAGTTCAATTCGTCCTTTGAATTTCATACGAGAAAATCTTTTATTTGCTTGATTGCAGTTTGTTTTTCGCTAATAGCCTGATCGAAGAATGTCTGTTGATACATCAGGTTTGTTTGAAAAGCAAGAGATTCTGCATAATTAGCGACGCCATTCTTCAGCTTTTCGCCGTCGATGATGAGGTGCTCGGGAATAGTGTAGCCACACTTCTGGATAGTGTTGGAGCAATCGGCGTCAAACAACATCACAACGTCTGCCATCAGAGCTTCGTAGAAGCGATTGGCGAGGAAAGCGTAGTTCTTGTGGGTATGCTCGTCCTCCATATAAATGGAGTACTTAAACTTGCGAAGATCCTCGTTGTTCTTCTGCCATTCAAGCTTTGGCATATAGTTGCAGTTGCAGCCAAGAGCTTGGAATTTTTTCCAATTCTTATTTGAAGCGGAGAGAAACACTCCTTCGGTCAGGAACTTCTTGAATGACTCGGCTCGCCACTTGCGGTAGGTGCCGTAATAAATGACACCATTCTTCTGTGAGTGGTCAACAGGAGTTCTGTTCTCGTCCATAATCAACGAGTTCAAGTTAACTGTGAGCCACTTGTTAATAAAGTCATTAAGTTTCTTATTTGCAATGTTCTTGTTCAAAATCCAGTGACGGTAGCCTTCTCTGGGATTGTTGCAGATCATATCATAGGTCAGGCCCATATTGATGATGCCCCAGCGCAGAAGCTGGTTATCCTCGATATCGTGATCGTTTACAAGCCAGATATACCTTGCCTTGGGGTTCTTCTCAAGAACCTGACGGTAAGGTACGTGCGGCATATATGGCGAAGCGTAGCAGCAAATGATGATGTCATACTGCTTCTTCAACACTTCTGGCAAGAAGTATTCGCCGTCAAGAAGGTCTGCGCCAAGAGCCTTCTTTAAAATAAGGCTATTACGGCAATGGACGATAGAAGTGTCGCTGTAATCTTCGGCCAGCGGTTTACGCTTGCTGGTAGCTTCGATAATCAAAATATTCATTAGAGTGCGTTTAGATATCTGAGATAGTCCTGCTTGGTTTCCAATTCACTTTTGTAGGGTCCATAGCACGATGAATCGTCTTCTCCCCAGAAGTACCATCCGTCGCCAACCCAACCAGCAAGTCGAGCCTTGTCTTTGGACTCAAAGCTGTCTTCGTACAGGAAAGCGGTTCTAGAGTCGCACCAGCATTGCGACTTACCGGGGCGAACGACTTCTAGTCCACAATGTTCTCCCATCTCGCATTTTGCCCAGCTACTGCCGAATCCGTCAGAAACAATATCTTTAGGCTTTTTGGAATTGTCCTTGTTCATCAGAGTAATAAATTTCTTTAAAGTTAACGTCGTTTAGAAGCTTTTGACAGTGCTTACACGGCTTACCCATAGCAACTTTATTGTTCCTGTCAATACGAAATGTGACCAAAGTGTGCCTTGAGTGGTCGATATTTCCCGATTTAATTACAGCGCAAGCCTCTGCGTGTAAGCCACTTCCGTCAAAATAACCATACTTTTGGTTAATCGGGTGCGATTTCTTTGAGTTGCGACCGATAGAAACTATTTTGCTTTTGTTTAGGATGAAGGCAAAGTGCCGACACCGCAATTCAATGTCATCGTAGATAATGAGATTTCTGGCAAGGTTTACCAGTCTGCTTAAATTCATTGCTATGAATTTAAAGGGTTTCGGACCCTTTGTCAAGCCCTTTTGACGATTATTTCTCTTTTTCGTAAACTAATGTTAGGTACAGATCGTTTTCGTTAAAAATTTTTTTAAATCCAAAAAGATTTAAAAATCTTAAATATGGTTCAATTTTTTTTCTTTTTTTATAAACTGGAGCATAAAAAGTATCAAAAGGCATATCTTTTAGTTTGTTAGTAAATGCGTCGTACATTGCGGTAGTTTGAACAGCATTTGCATCCGTAAAGCAATAAAGCAGTTCGGCTGTTTTGGTGGTTTGAGGTTTAATTATAAAAGCTGCACCAGCTTTATTTTTATGTCTAAAAACAAAAGAGTGTCTAGTATTTTGCTGCAAAACCCTACTCATTTGCTCCAAAAATGCTGTTGGCGAGTTATGCGGGCTTACCCCAAAGGAAGATTGGGCCGAAATAGCTAATTTTAATATATCTGGAATATCTGTCAAATACAGTCTCGTGACCTCAAAAGAATCTATTTTTATCTTGCTTTTAGGGTCCATCGGTGTAATATAATCTAAAGGTAAAAGGAAATGTCAAGGGAGTCTAGTCAAAAAGTAAATTCTGAGCTATTTTCATTAGAGCCTACCGCTCTTCTGGAATTTTTCGTTATTTATTACAACTATGTTGAAAGACCTGACGATAAACTTTACATTCACGGCGGAACTAATGGAATAAATACCTCTATATATTGGCAAGGGGTTGAATATCTTCCTTTCCCGATTGAAAGCTCAGAATTTGAAAGCAAAGGCGATGGTAGTTTACCCAGACCAAAACTAGCCGTTTCAAACCAAGATTTTTTCGTATCTAATTTAATTAGAAGATACAATAATCTTGTCGGTGCTAAAGTTGTCAGGAAAAGAACTTTTTTGAAGTTCTTGGACGATGTTAATTTTTCAGAGGGCAAAAATCCATATGCATCGGCTGATCCAAATGCTGGCTTAGAAGACCAAGTATTTTTTATTCTTAGGAGAGAAAGTGAAACTAGGGCATTTGTTACTTTTGAGCTAGCTTCTCCGCTTGAACTTGAAAACGTAACATTTCCGAAGAGAACGGTTATGGCTAGATATTGTTCGTTTCATTACCGTGGAAATGGTTGCAGATATATGGGAGAGCCAGTAGCTGATGAAAATGACAGAAGATTATCCCTGCCAACAGATTTTACTCAGGGTTCTTTAATCAGAAGAAAATATACGGGAACAACGTTACCAACAAGTAGCAGCTCCTTTACAAGCATAATAGCTGCCGCAAATTATTCTTCAGAAACTTTGGTTGGAGCAACCACTCCAGAAGTAGCAGATAATTATTATTATGAATTTTTAGGATACTTTAAAGTAGATTATGGGCAGGGTGGAACTTACTCTTTTCAGGTTGAAGTTAATGATTGCGTAGAATTATTTATTAATAATAATCTTATATGCTCTCGTTATTCGTCTGACGGCACCACTGTAAATGTTTCTGGGACTGTAACATTGCCAGAAGGCTATCACAGACTTATGATAAGATTTTTTGAAGGGACTGGGACACAAGCTTTAGCTTTAAGCTATAAAGTTCCAAATTCTTCGTCTTTTATTACTGTACCTTCAACTAGATTTTTTTATGATCAGTCTGAAAGCGGGCTATTAAATTCTACTCAGAGATTTTATACAGCACTGTCGATTTCTAAATCTATCAGTCTGGATAATTCGACGGTAAGAGGAGAGACGTTTGCCGGAATATGGCAAAATGGAAAGAATTATAGAGTTGGAGACTATGTTTATATAGAAAATTATAATATTAAAGTTTCCAAAAGAGACTGCAACGATTCTCCAAACTGGCAACCTTTACAAGTATTTTATTTTTGTATTAAAAATCACGCATCTTCGATGACGAAGTATCCAACTCTAAACAAAGAGCACTGGGTCGCTGATCAATGCTCAAGAACTTTAAATGGTTGCAAATTAAGATTTGGAAATAAAGGTTACTTACCTTTCGGTGGATTCCCCGGAACAGAAGAGTATTCAATTTCTGCATAATGAACTCAATAATTGATCACGCCAATTCGTCAGAGCAAGAGGTTTGCGGATTTATTTCTGTCGAAGATGGGGTATTAAAATCAGAACCGGCGCAAAACATTTCAATATTTAAAAATGATATATTTGAAATTCATCCTTTAGAAATTATTAAAAAAATAAAAAGTGGTAAATTAGCAGCCATTTATCACACGCATCCTACTTGTAGTGAAGCAGAGTCTAAATTTGACAAATTCAATTGCGAAAATTGCTGTATACCTTTTGTTATTTATAGTAAACAAAATCAAAAATTTAATTTATTACTGCCAAGAAGTATTCAAGTTAATAAAGAATACGTTACAATGTTAAAGGAGTGTTATGACTAACGTTTATCTTTATGGAGAATTGCGAAATAAATTTGGATCAGAATTTAAATTTAAGATAAATTCTCCCAAAGAAGCATTTTTAGCGATAAATGCTAACAGGAGAGGTTTTTTAAATGAGATAAAAAGACTCGCTTCAAAACATATTCACTACAGAATCATTATAGATGACTGTATTGTTTCTAGTCCAAAAGAAATCGAAATTAAAAAAATCCCGAAAGAAATTCATATAGTCCCAATTGTATGGGGAAGTGGAACAGGAATGGAGGTTATATGGTTTTTAGAAGCTGTTTTTGCGACACTTGGAATTTATGGTTCAGTAGGTACGTTTTTAGCGTACACAGTGGCGATTACAGCCGCTATGATGGCTGTTCAAGGTGCGATGTCTCTTTTGTATCCAGACCCAAAACCAGATTTTAATCAAGAAGTCCAAGCGGGGTCAAAGTCTTATCTTTTCGGCAACAGGCCAAATAATACGTCTCAAGGTCAGGCTGTTCCTGTTGGATATGGCAGATTAAAAATTGGCGGATCTCAAATCAGCATCGGAACATCGCACCATCCAATGAATATGGATGTTAAGCAGTTAATGACTCCAGTCGATAAGCCCATTAATGATTACACATCGCTTGAATTTGATAACGAAACGCCCGATTCCACTGATGGATTAATCCAAAGCTCATTCTCGACAAATCAGGTGGCAGAAATAGATGAATCTATATCTTTCGCTTCTGCAACAATTGTTAACTCCTATGTTGATATTATTTCTAAAAGCGCTGTCAAAGTTACTAGTGGTCCAGTTGAAGTAGTTGTAAAAAGAAATGGAGAGGTTGTTTCAAATATTGATTTAAGCACTTACGATGAAGACATCGAATACGAATGGAGTGTTCTTGAGACTGCCGAAAGCAGAAGAGCAAATATTATCCCCAAGATAAAAATTGAAAAACCTTACGCTTTTCAAAATGGATTGGTTTTTAGAAGCTATCATCCTTTTGATTACAAGTTAACTACTAACTACGAAAATGTAGATCCCACTGGCGGTGGATATTTCTTTGAATATCTTTCTGGAGATTTGGTAAAATTTGGTCCCACTCAATTTCAAAAACTTCCAATTGGAGATTGGGATTTTTCTACCAGATACTATAGTGGACAGATGGTTAGGTACACAACTGGCACGCAACAAGATGTTTATTTCCAAACCTTTGTTAGTAGTACAGGAGGTCCGGTTTTAGGTTTCGATGGCTCAGACACTGGTATTTTAACAAATCCAACGGGATCAAATGGCCTTGTAAGAAGCGCTTATTGGACGAAAGTAACTTCTCCAACAGGAGAATTTATTTACAAAGCTTTGCGAGATGTCACTGGGCTTTTGCCATCAACTGGAGGCAATGTAAGTAATTTACCATACTGGACAGGCTTATTCGCTGTCACTGGAAAAACGCAATTTGACGAGCTTCTGAGTGGTATGCCAAATTATAAATTTGAAGGAACTTATGAAGGTATAATTGAAACTGTTAACGAGCAGCGGGTATTTGGTAGTGATACAAACGCAGATAATTATGCAATGGAATTAATGGGTTACTTGTATATTCCATTAGTTGAAGATCTAAAGAGACAAGTTCCAGACACAACTGCAAACGTAATGTACGAAATTATAAAGGTTGGAGATTCTGGTCAATGGAGTGGAATAGGGCTAACAGGTGCAGGAGGTGTCGCCATTGCTCCAAAACGCGGAATAACATTTGTGAAAAATTCAACGCAAAGCACCGGAGATGGAATTTGTTATCCAGTCGTAAAATATAAATTTAAAATAGACTCTGATGATGCTGCGGATTTGTACATAGATGGGCAAGTAGCAAGTACTTGGTATGGAGGTCACGGTTTTGTGAGCCCAACGACTCCATCAGAAATTAATAGTTTACCTTCCACGACAAATGAATTGCTTTTAACTGCTGGGTATCATCACCTTTATGCAAGATTCCAAGATGGGGTAGGATCTGATGGTATTAGTTTTTATTATCAATATGATACAAACTGGGATGGTGGATATTCGGATTTTGTTGTTGTGCCATCGAATAGATTAAAATATCGTCAAATATCAGATATTAATTTTCTAGAAAATGAAAAATTTATGTCAAGATCTTGGCAAATTCCAGTTTCTAGTATGGTCAGCGGCAGGCAGTATAAAATATTAAATCTTGGCAATACTACGAACTGGACTAGTATTGGCGCCAGTTCTCCGGTAACTGGCACAGTATTTACTAAAATAAATAACACTCCTGCGAATGGCAATGGCTATGTTTTTGACGATTTATATAATTATGCAGAATCAAAGTCTTCGGAAGGTAATAGGGTTGTTCAGTTCTCGGCTGAAAGGCCGAAAATAAATGGCGTTATTAGTAATGGTTACTCTTCTTTTTATGCCAATTATAACTGTAAAGTAACACTGGACGGCATAACTTTAATCACCTCACCTGTAAGAGTAAAAATCAGAATGTTAGAAACAGACAGATCATTTAAAGATTTAAAAGCTGCAAATTTACCACTAGCAAACTATAAAACATAATGAAGATTTTAAATAAATATAGATTTGCAAGGGG